CTACTGAGAAGCCAGCACCGAAGAGCAGACTTGTGCCGAAGTCATCGAAGCCGTTCAATCCGGCGGTCAATCTCGGAGCTTTTCATCATCCTCCCAAGCGCAACCGTTAACACGTAGGGACACCTATGGAACTCGAAACGCCCTCGTCTCCCGTCGAGACGCCCGGCACGCCCGAAGCCCCGCCCGCCGAAGACGCCTCTATCGCGTCTCATTCGGCGCAGTTCGACCGCACGAAGCAGGAACCTGCCGAAGCCGTCGAGACTGCCGCCCTCCCGAAAGAACGGCATCGGGCGAAGAGCCAGCAGGCACGGGCGGAAGATGTCCCGCGCATCAAGGAGTTGACGGGGAAGTGGCGCGCAGAGCAGGAACGGGCGAATCGGCTCGAGCAGGAACTGACGCAGGCGCGACAGCCGCGCGAGGCCGCGGCGACACCGCGCGAGACCCGCGCTGAACCAGCGCCAGCCGGCGAGAAGTTCCCGCCGTTTGCGGACTGGCTCGACACGAATCCTGGTCAGGAATACGAGGACTACCTCGACGCGCGCTGGTCCCACAAGCAGCAGGGCGAAGCCACGAAGGGCCGCGAGGCGCAGTATCAGCAATCCGTCCAGCAAGCCCAAGCCTACAAGATGGAAGCCTACGGCGAGCGGCTCAAGGAGTTCGCCTCAAGCCGTCCTGACTTCGGCCAGAAGTTGCAGGCGACCATCACCGCGGTGAACGACCAGATCCCGACGTTGCTCTACGAAGCGATTATTCAGGATGACAACGGCCCAGCACTGCTGTATGCTCTCGGTTCAGATCCCGTCTTTCGAGACGACATGATCCTGCTCAGTGACGGCAAAGCCGTGACTGATGCCTCCGTCGCGAACCTGCGACGCCGACTCAATTTACAACTCAGCCGCAGTCAGGCCGGGACGACCGGATCGGCCACTGCGACACCACCACAGAGTTGGACAGCACGCCCGCCTAATCCGGTGCGGACGGGTCCAGTAACGACCGGCGACGAGCCTCCCGGTGAAGGCGCGAGTATTTCGGATCACGCGAAATACTTCATGCCCAAACGCCGCTAAATCTCGACGCGGGTCACACAAGGACTCGCAATGGCGAACACGTTCATTACACCCAACTGGGTGTCGACTGACGTGGCCATGTTCTGGGAGAACAACATCAAGCTGTTGAATCTCGCCAGCATGACCTACGGCAACGAGTGGAAGAACAAACCGGACGGCGCGCAGATTGGCTACTCCGTTCAGCAGCGCATCCCACAACGGTTCCGTGTGAAGCGCGGACAGGCGCTTCAGCAGCAGCCGATTCTCAATCAGACCGTTCCGATCACCCTCACCGACCAGCTCCAGGTCGCGATGGGATGGTCAAGCGCTGACGATGCCGTCGATGTCGAAGAGGTGCAGAACCGCTACGACATGCCCGCCGGCAAGGCGCTCGCGAATGAGTGCGACCGCTTCTTTGGCGACCAGATCTACAAGTCGATCTACCAGTCGGTCGGCATTCCCGGCACGGCCATCACCGACAACGAAACCTGGACCGATGGCGTGGCCATCCTTCGGGCGTTCGGTGCGGGCGATGACCTCCTTGCGGTGATTGACCCTAAGCAGCAGAGCAAGCTCCAGGCGAACAACCTGACGCAGTTCAACCCCGCCCAGACGATCTCGCAGATCTTCAAGAAGGGGTTCTTCGGCTTCGGGGCGTTCGGTGTCGAAGAGTGGGCATGGGACTCCAACATGCCGACGCACACCACGGGTTCGTTCACCACGGCGACCCCGATTGTGTCCGGTGGCAACCAGAGCGGCTCGACGCTGTCAGCCTCGGGTCTGGGCACCTACGCGCTGAAGGAAGGCGACGTGTTCACCATCGATGGTGTCTACGGCGTCAACCCGATCAGCTACGTGAACACGACCATCCTGCAGCAGTTCGTGCTGACGGCGGATGTCTCGGGTGTCACGACCGGCACCCTGACGTTCTCGCCGCCCATCATTGCTGATACCTCGAGCCAGTTGCAGACGGTGAATGCCCTGCCGGAAGCCTCGGCGTCGATCAACTTCCTCGGCGCGACCGGGGCGGTCTCGGCGACGATGGCCGCAACGGTCAGCAAGCAGAACATCATCGCGAACACCGCGGCCTTTGCGTGGGTCTCGGCTGACCTCCCAGTCAAGTTGGCTGGTGCGGTGGCCGGTCGGACACCGGGAGCCAAGGGCGACCGGGTCAGCATCCGTTATGTTGACCAATACAATATCCAAACGGACCAAATGCCCCGCAGAATGGATTGCTTGGTCGGTGCGGCTCCTGTTGTTCCAGGCTTCGCTCTGAGGGCTTGGAGCTAGATGTGACGAGCGTAGCGACCACCGCGCGCGCGACGGTTACGGGCCTGCACATGGGGCAACACCCACTCGCAGTTGGTTTGCTCGTAATCACCGTCGTTGTCGATGCGGTCCAGCGAATGACGCGGCGAGGGCTTTGGTCCCATGTCGTCGTAGAACGCTTGGAATGTCTGCCAACGCTCGCACACCGTAATGCCTCGTCCACCGTAGCGTGGGAACGCGTGGCAATTAGCGTCTTCGCAACGCTGTTTCATGTGTTTCCACGCCACGTATTCAGGTGTGCCATACATGCCGTGCGTGGTATGGGCCGCCTTGTTCCACTCGGCTCGATAACAGCCGCAGGACACGACGGTCCCTCGCCGCAGCAGCATGCGCGAGACGGCTTTTTCCTTGCCGCAGTCGCACCGGCACAGCCATTTGATAGGGTTCGATTCTGGAACCCTCGCCAGCGCGACCAAGCGGCCAAACCGTTGATTCGTGAGATCGATGATAGGTGGGGCCATGCGCTCCATTCTACATCACTCGGAGCATAGAATATGGCAATCACTGCAACAGCACTCTCGGCGGATCTCAGCGCGACGGGTCTGACCATGACCGTCGCGGCGGGCACCAACTTCCCGACTGTTGGGGCTACGCTGCCTTCGCAGAACTTCGTCTGCCGCATCGACAAGGAAATGTTCCTCGCGGTCACGCAGCCGGTGACGGGCGTCATTAAGATCGCCCAGCGCGGCTACAACGGCACGGCAGCGGCCGCGCACGACGTGCTGGCGAAGGTCGAAGTGGGACTGCCCAGCGACTACGCGGCTCCGTCTCCCGGCAACAGCGTGAACCTCCCCCCGTATCTGCCGAACCAGATCACGCTCGGGGAGAGCATCACCTACACGGCGGCGGATGTGGCCGCGTGGGGCAACCAGCCGCAGATCTTCGCGATGACGAAAGCCTCGGCACTGGCGATTGTGCTGCCGGCTCCCAGCAAGGCGCAGGACGGTCTGGTGCTGCAGTTCACCAACCTGACGGCAGTGGCGCACGTCATCACGGCGACCTCACTGCTCGCGGACGGGGTCACGGGTGGTCCGCATACCACGGCGACCTTCGCCGCATTCGTCGGGGCGTCCCTCACGCTGATGGCCCAGAACGGACTCTGGAACGTCATCGGCGCAGTGACCTGCCCGATCACGTAGGAAACCTTGGGGAACCTAAGGATTCCTTGGGTTCCCTTCGGTTTGTTTCGGTTTCCTAAGGAAACCTTAGGTAAAGGAGAGCCATGCTCGGTTCGCACAACGCGATTGATGTCCCGCAGTCCACGGAATACGCCAAAGAGATGCGGAAGTGGGAAGCCACGCACACGCGCTTTGGCCCTCCGGGACGGCCACTGAACCTCACGGAGTTCCCCAAGCGGATGTATAAGGCCGAGTGGGTCGAGGGGAAGGGCATCCAGACCGTGGACGCACAGCGCGCAGAGAATGCTGACCAGGAACGTAATCTCCTCTCGCGGGGATTCTACGAAGGTCAGGGCGCAGCCCATGCGGCGGTCGAGCGTCAGCAGACCGAGTTTGGCCGTCTCGCGGCAGAACGGGAGTATGCCATCCAGCATTCCCGTCTCAGCGAGAGCGCCGTTGCGGAAGTCAGAGCGGCGGAAGAAGCCCACGGGGCACGGCATCTGCCGGATGTCCCGGTGGCTCAGGTTCGTCGCAAGCCGGGACGGCCGGCGAAGAGCGTCGTCGCCCCCGAGTAAGTCGGTTCGCTGTCCGTCTGCGTCTCTCATCCTGGGGCGCAGACGGCCCTCTTTCTGGAGTGGACAGCTATGAGTGTCGTCACGATCAAGGGTGGGGGTTCCTTCTCCCGCCAGAATATTCGCAACATCAATTCCAATTTCGCGTCCCTCGCCGCCGCCTCGGTTGGCGGGACACTCACGAACGGTTACATGATCGTCGGCAACGGGTCGAACGTCGCGACCGGTGTGCTGATGTCCGGTGATGTGACCATCACCAATGCCGGTGTCGCCGCCATCAAGACCAGTGTGTCGCTGACCACACCGGCCATCGGCGCGGCAACCGGCGCGAGCGTCGTGCTGACGGGCGACTGCCGTGCGGCGACCTTCCATGCAGGCGCGACCGCCGGCGTGACGGCGGGTCCGTTCACCAGCGTGTCGTCCATCCAGACCATCGGCGGGATCGTCACGGCCCTGACCGGCACCTAAATGCCGGGACGGACACTCGACGCGATCATCCAAGAGGCGCTGGGCATCAAAGAGATGGTCATCGCGCGTCTGATGTGGCAGATCGAAGACCTGAAAGCGCAGATCGAGGAACTACAGCGCGTCGTTCCTGCGGACACATCGCCGAAGGACTAACCGGATGGCAACCAGCCTCTCGCTGATCGATGGCGCGGCAGAATTGATCGGCATGAAGGGGGCGAGCGAAGTCCTCGAGGCGGGCGATGCCGCCATGTGCCTGCGTCGGCTCAACAACATGGTCTCGAGCTGGCGCACCCAGTTCGGGACTGTGCCGTGTATTACCCGCTACATCTTCGCGCTCACCGACAATCAGCAGACCTACACCATCGGCCCAGGTGGCGACTTCGACGTGCCGCGTCCGCAGTGGATCGACGGCGCGGGATTGTTGCTGCAGGGACTCGACGCGGCGGTCTCGGTGAACATCACGCGCAGCGGCTTCATCGCGACGGTGACGCAAGCCTCCCACGGCTATGCGGTCGGAGACGAGACGGTTATCACTGGGGCTGACCAACTGGCCTACAACGGGGTCCAGACGGTGGCGAGCGTGCCGACCTCTGGCACGTTCACGTTCGTGGTCGAAGAGACACCCGTCACGCCGGCGACCGGCACCATCACCGCGGCTCCGTTGACGGAACAGCCGGTGGAGATTCCGCGCTGGGTGATGACGGACGACGCCTACCAGTCGCTGCAGATCAAGACCCTGCCCAACAGCCAGTTCACGATGGTCTACTACAACCCGACGTTCCCGTTGGGCACCATCTTCCTCTGGCCGAAACCGAATACGACGATCAACCAGTTGGTGCTGTATCTCCCGCTGGAGTTCGACGGGTTCGCGGACTACACGACGGACTACACCTATCCTGATCGTCCCGGCTACACCGAAGCGATGGAATACAACCTCGCGATTCGGATTGCGGCCCCGTTCGGACGGAAACTGGTGGACTACCCCGACGTGGTCGATCTGGCTCGGGAGTCGCTGGGTCTCATCAAACGGGCGAACAACCGTCTGACGGATAT